AGAGATATACAAAACTTCAAAAGAAGATACGTATGCTCAAATACTAAAAAATGTAAAACACAGTAATACTTATTTTAAAAACAAAGGAATGGATGATCGTATTCTTCAAGGAGATAAATTTAACAGATTCCAAAGAGATTTAAAAAATAGAATTAACGCAAATCAAAATTATAAAAGTTTAGCAATAGGTGTTCCAACAGTTGCAGTAGCAACACAATTTTTATCTGGGGAAGCAACCGCTGAAATAAAACCACAAGGCTCACCCGGACAACTAAATCCAGAAACAGAAAAAACTTTTGCAGAAAGAAACCCGAAAACTACACAGGCTGCTGGATCAGCCGTGGTGGGAGGAACTGTTTTAAAACAAAAACCTGTTAGAGACGTGATTACAAAAGGTTTAGGAAAAATTTTTAGAGGTCTTGGAACAAATTTAGCTGGTAGTGGTTTTGCTGCTACACAAATATACAATAATTTAAAAGAAGGTAAAGGAGTATATGAATCTGTAAAAGATCCTATGGTTGGTGTAGAATTAATGTTTCCATCTTTATTTAAAGAAAATATTTCTAAAATTACAAAAAATAAAGCGATTCAAAAAGCTTTAAGTGGATTTGGAGCTGGAAAATATTTAAATCCGATAGGTGCAACCATATTAGCAGGAGATGCTCTTAGTAAAAATAAACCAGATTCAGAATCTCTTTTTATAAAAGACATGATAAAAGGACCTGATTATTTTAAAGAAAAAAATAATGATTACTATGAACAAGGTGAGCATTATGATGATGTCGGACTAGCCGGATTAATGAAAAAATATTATGACTAAAGACAATCCAACACTTGTAAAAAACATGAAACATGTTAAATGGGATAGTATTCCACCTTTGAAAGGACCGAATCCTAAAGGGTTGATTAAAGACAAGAAACAAGATAAACCAATACAGGAGAATAAATATGGCAGATATAGATAAATCTCTTCCCAATGTTGCAAGACCCGAAGATGAAGTTGTAGAAGATATTAACATTGAAGAGGTTGAAGAATTAAAAGGTCCCGTTGAAATTACAGATGAAGAAGATGGTGGAGCAACTATCGACTTTGATCCCAATGCTGTAAACATACCACAAGATGGCGGCGATCACTTTGCAAATTTAAACGAATTACTTCCTGAAGACGATACTGATGAAATAGGTGACCAGTTACAGAATGACTACATGGAATATAAAACTTCTCGTAAAGAATGGGAAAGAGCTTATATCACCGGCCTAGATTTATTAGGCTTTAAATACCTAAACAGAACGGAACCTTTTCAAGGAGCAAGTGGTGCAACTCACCCGGTACTCGCTGAAGCAGTTACTCAGTTTCAATCTTTAGCTTACAAAGAATTACTACCTGCCGATGGTCCAGTTAGAACCATGGTTATGGGTGCAAGTGACCCGCAAAAAGAAATGCAGGCGCAAAGAGTTAAAAATTTTATGAACTATCAAATCATGGATCAGATGAAAGAATATGAACCTGAGTTTGATCAAATGTTATTTTACCTTCCATTATCAGGTTCAACATTTAAAAAAATTTATTACGACGATTTATTGGGACGAGCAGTTTCTAAGTTTGTTCCAGCAGATGACCTTGTTGTTCCGTACACGGCTACTTCATTAGACGATGCGGAAGCAGTCATCCATGTTTTAAAAGTTTCTGAAAACGAACTAAGAAAACAAATGGTTTCCGGTTTCTATTCTGACATAGAACTTACAAAACCAACTGGAACTATTACAAATGAATTAGATGAAAAAGAAAGAGAAGTTGAAGGAGTTTCCAAAACGCAAAGAACAGATCCTTTATACACAATTCTAGAATGCCACGTTAATCTAGACTTAGAAGGTTTTGAAGATATGGGTGCCGACGGAGAACCCACTGGAATAAAATTACCTTACATCGTTACAGTAGAAGAAGGTAGTAGAAAAGTTTTGTCTATTAGACGAAACTTTGCGCAAAATGATCCAAAAAAAATAAAAATTAATTACTTTGTCCATTTCAAATTTCTGCCTGGACTAGGTTTTTATGGTTTAGGATTAATTCATATGATTGGCGGTTTGAGTCGTACTGCAACTGCGGCTCTCCGTCAGTTATTAGATGCTGGAACTTTATCAAATTTACCAGCCGGATTTAAACAAAGAGGTGTTAGAGTTAAAGATGATGCTACACCAATACAACCAGGAGAATTTAAAGATGTTGATACTCCAGGGGGTAATCTAAAAGATGCTTTCGTATTCTTACCGTACAAAGAACCGTCGCAAACATTATTACAGCTGATGGGGATTGTAGTCCAAGCAGGACAAAGATTCGCATCAATTGCTGACATGCAGGTTGGTGATGGGAACCAACAGGCCGCTGTTGGTACAACTGTAGCTCTTTTAGAACGTGGTTCAAGAGTCATGTCAGCGATCCATAAAAGATTGTATGTCGGTCTGAAACAAGAATTTAAATTACTTGCTAAAATATTTGGCGAGTCATTACCACCAGAATATCCTTACGATGTTATTGGTGCTGCAAGAAATGTTAAAGCAACTGATTTTGATGACAAAGTAGATGTCTTACCTGTTGCAGATCCAAACATTTTTTCAATGTCTCAAAGAATTGGTTTAGCTCAAGAACAATTAAGATTAGCTACATCTAATCCTGAAATGCATAATATGTACTCAGCTTACAGAAGTATGTATGAAGCTATTGGAATAAAAGATATTGATAGAATTTTACCACCACCTCCACCGGAGCAACCAAAAGATCCGGCGATCGAACATATTGATGCAATGGGTGGAAAACAGTTTAAAGCATTTCCAGGACAAGATCATAGAGCGCATGTGACAGCTCACTTAAACTTTATGGCTAGTAATTTTGTTAGAAATAATCCTAGTATTACTGCCGCGTTAGAAAAAAATATCATGGAACACATATCATTGATGTCACAAGAACAAGTTGAACTAGAGTTCCAGCAAGAAATGCAAATGTTGCCACAAATGCAACAAGCTGCAACCCAAAACCCACAAGTTAAACAACAGGTTGAACAGATCTCACAAAAAATTGAGTCTAGAAAAGCTATTTTAATTGCGGACATGATGGAAGAGTTTATGAAGGAAGAAAAAGCTATTACAAATCAATTTGATAATGATCCATTATTAAAACTTAAAGAAAGAGAAGTTGACCTTAAAGCTATGGAAGCAGAACGTAAGTTAAAAGAAGATGAAGCTAGAATTAATCTTGACAGAGCTAAGATGGTACAAGCTAAAGAACTTAGTGAACAGAAACTAGAACAGAATGAAGATTTAGCTAATTTAAGAGCTGATACAGCTATGGCTAAGTCAGAAATGTCTGCTGAAGTCAAATTAACCTCAGATGCTATGAAGGCTAGAGACGTAAATGTCTTGAAAGGCCCTAGAAATTAGTATATTAAATAAACAGGAGATAAATTATGAAGGACCCAAAAATAACAAAAGCAGCTGGAATCAACAAAGACGGTTACTGTAGTGGTGGAGTTGACATAGAAGTTCCTTCTCAAAACTTGGAATTAGATCCTAGATCTAAAACAAGTATAAGAGGAAGAAGCTACATTGCTCAAGGTGATAATGTCGAAGTTAAAGGCACTAAAAGAATGTTGGCTTCGAAAAGTAAAAAAGCTACTTGGTACTAACATGTGGTTATCGGCAATTAAATTAGCCGTTTCTGCTGGAAGTAAAATCTACGCTAATAAGCAGAGAACGAAGATGGCTATGTCAGACGCGCAGTTAATGCACGCTGAGAAGATGGCTACTGGTGCGGAAGCTTACCAGGGAAAATTATTAGAATCTAGAAACTCAGACTGGAAAGACGAATTTATTTTAATTTTACTTTCGGTCCCTATTGTAATGTTGGGATGGTCAGTCTGGTCAGATAATCCTGTACATATGGAGAAAATGGAGTTATTCTTCGTCCACTTTGGAAATTTACCTTTATGGTATCAAACAATTTTTGTTGGTGTAATTGCAAGCGTCTATGGACTTAAAGCAACACATCTGATAAAGAACAAGTAACAAGGAGAAAATATTATGAGAAACGATTATGGAACAAGACCTTACATCTCAAGATTTTCAGCTAAAGCTGCAAAGTCACCTAAGAAACAAACAGCTAACGACAAGCTAGATGAATCTTTAGGAGCAAGAGACGGTAAAGAATCTACAAAGACACAAAGTTTTAAAGATAGAAGAGACGAATCTAAAGGATAGTTATGACTTTACTTACTAAAGGAATGGGTGCAGTTCTTACAAAAATTTTTAAACCTAAACCTAAACCTTCACCTACTATTAGTTCTGTTAAGGCAAATAAATCTGACAACATGTCAAAGCATAAAGTTGCCTTGGCTCAAATTCCAGGACAAACTGCTAACAAATGGAAAAAAAGTTTTGATGATGCAGATAGAATAGGTGCAAAAGTAAGACAACTTACTCAAAAAATAAAGGGTGAGAAAAAAACTGAATCAGGTGTTTCAAAAGGTAAAGACCTAAAAGACTAATGATCAAATCTATTAAAAAATTTATTTGTAATTTATTCAATATCAAAGCATGCAAATGCAAAGATGAACATCTTGAATTTTATGAAGATGTACCAAAACCAACCCACTGCGGAGCACATACTTATTATAGAAAAAGCTGTACCGCGTGTATTACAATAAC